ACGGCCGGTGCCTACGGGACCGCGCGGGCAGGCGACGGTGGCCTTGCGGCGGCCGGTTCCTACGGCACCGCGACCGCCAGCTACGGCGGCACCGCGACAGCTGGCCGCTGTGGCACCGCGACGGCCGGTGCCTACGGGACCGCGCGGGCAGGCGACGGTGGCCTTGCGGCGGCCGGTTCCTACGGCACCGCGACCGCCAGCTACGGCGGCACCGCGACAGCTGGCCGCTGTGGCACCGCGACGGCCGGTGCCTACGGGACCGCGCGGGCAGGCGACGGTGGCCTTGCGGCGGCCGGTTCCTACGGCACCGCGACCGCTGGCTACGGCGGCACCGCGACGGCCAGTATCGGTGGCGTCGCGCGGGCAGGCGACGGTGGCGTCGCGCGGGCAGGCATCGGGGGGCGAGCGGCGGCTGGCGCGGGCGGGCGCGTCGAAGTCGCGTGGATCGACGACTACGGGGCCACGCGCGTGGCGGTGGGCTACGTCGGAGAGGGAGGCGTAGAGCCGGACGTGGAGTACCGCGCGAGAGGCGGCAGGCTGGTGACCGGGTGAGCGCGCGGGGCGTGACGATCCGGCTAGCGATCTATGCGACGGCCGACCACTGCGTCACCCGTCGATGGATCTGCGAGCACGTCCACCGTCTCGTGGACGGAGAGTGCGGGCTCTTCGGCTCGCCGCTGGAGTGGGATGCGCGCGGGCGCCCGATCAGGCTCGACGCGTGCAGGCGCGCCGAGGATCGGTCGACGTGAGGGCTGCGTGATCGTGCACAGAAAGGAACTCGACATGGACGAAATCGATCTGACCGAACGACTCTACGAGGTCGCCGATGCTGCGGCGTCCGCGCTGGAGCGCGGGGCCACGGTGCGCCTCGGGGACGCCGTGATCACGGTGCGTGACGACGCGTACGAGCTGTCGCGCCACGGCCGCGTGACAGCGTCGTGGGGGCTCGGCCCGTACGGCCGGTGGGCAGTCACCCGAGAGGCAGTGCTCGCCTCCCTGACGGATCGTCGCGAGTGAGCTCCGACGACCCCTTCGCCGTGGCTCGCGGCGTGCGACGCGCTCGAGGCCGCCAGCGCATCGCTCGCCGGGGTGCCGAGGTGACGCCGTGAGGGCGCCTCGCTCGCTGCCCGCGTTCTGCCGAGCGATCGGAGTGAGACTGAAGCGCGAGCGCGACCTCGATGAGCGCGAGCGCGCCGAGCGTGTGCATGGCCCCGCCCGCGGCGGCGTGATCGTGCCCGACCGGACTGTGTGGACTGGGCGCAACATGGTTTGGTGCGAGGTGCTCCACGAGGCGATGCACTTGTACCTGCTGATCGGGTCGAACATCGCGACGCAGCCCCCAGAGGAGTGGCTCCTGATGCCGGTAGAGCGCGCGGTGGCGCGCGCGCTCACGCGCGGCAGTGGCGCCCGCTACGCGTCCGTGTACGGCGAGGACGCGACGGCGCATCCGACGTGGGCGCCAGCGATAGCGCGAGCGCAGCGCGTGGGCGTGCTCGATGCGGGTGGCAGCCCGACGTGGCAGCTGCCTGACTGGCGGGCGCTGACCTGTGAGGACCTGGCGGACCTGCGCGGAGTCGGCACTGTCACCGGGCCGCCGACGTTCGTCGAGGCCTGGAGCGCGGCGTGCGACGCGCTCGAGGCCGCCAGCGCATTGCTCGCCGGGCACCCTATCGACCGAGGGCAGCCAGTGTACGACGTGCTGCACAGGCACCGGACAGCGGGGGCGTTGGGTGAGGCCGCTGGGCGCCTGCGCGAGCTCGCGGCGGCAGAGGCGAAGCGGCACCTGCCGGTCGGGTGGCGGCCGTGACGCTGCGCGACTACCAGGCGCGGGCGGTCGAGGTGTGCGAGGCCGCGACGGAGCCGGTGCTCGTCGTGTCACCGACTGGCAGCGGCAAGGGCCACATGATCGCCGAGTTGGCGCGGCGCGCTCCGACGCTGGTACTGGCGCACCGCGAGGAGATAGTCCGCGACCTGGCGCAGCGCGTGGGCCACGCGCGGACGCTGGTAGCTGGGCGCTGGGAGGGGCCAGCGACGGCGCCTGTGACGGTGGCGCTGGTGCAGTCGCTGGACGCGGGCGCGGTCACGTTGCCTGGGCTCGGGCGCATCGTCACGGATGAGGCGCACCACGCGGTGGCGTCGACGTACCGTGCGCTGTATGCGCGGCACCCTGGGGCGCGGCACGCTGGGTTCTCCGCGACGCCGTCGCGTGGTGACGGGCGCGGCTTGGGCGACGTGTACGCGCGGCTGCACGTGGCGGCGACGCCGCGCGAGCTGCTCGAGCGCGGGCTGCTCGCGCCGGTGACGGTGCTCGCGCCGCCGACTGCTGGCGTGGCGCTGGCGGACGACGCAGCGCGCGCGTACGAGCGGTACGGCGACGGGCGGCGCGCCGTCGTGTTCGTGGCCACGGTGCACGAGGCCGAGCAGCTGGCGGCGCGCTGGCCTGTGCCGTGCGGTGTGGTGACTGGCGAGACGCGCGACCGTGCGGAGCTGCTAGCTCGGTTCGCCGCTGGCGACCTGCGCACACTGATCAACGTCTACGTGCTGACGGAGGGGACGGACGTGCCCGAGGCGGAGGTGTGTGTGTTGGCGCGAGGGTGCACCTCGGCTGCGACGTACCTGCAGATAGTGGGGCGCGTGCTGCGACCGCTGCCTGGCAAGCGCGCCCTGCTGGTCGATCTGCGCGGGGCTGTGCACGTGCACGGGCTGCCGCACGATGATCGGACGTGGTCGCTGTCTGGCACGACGGGGCGCGCGGCGGTGTCGGTCGAGACGCTGCGGACGTGTCGCGAGTGTTGGTACGTGTACCGAGGCGCGGTGTGCCCTGCATGCGGCGCGGCGCCCCCTGCGCCCAAGCCGCCCGTGGTGTCGGTGCGACCGCTGCGAGAGGTGGTCAGCGTCGACCCTGGCCGCCGCGCGGCGCTGCTCCGCGGGCTCTGCCGCAAGCACAGCAACCCAGCGCAGGTGCGAGTGATCTACTGGCGGATGACAGGCGCCTGGCCGACAGCGGAGGATCTACGAAATGCGAGAGGCTGAACTGATGCGAGAGATCTTGGCCGCAGTGACACGCGACCCGATGGTGCGCGCGTGGCGCCACAACGTGGGCGTGGCTGTGCCGTTGACTGGCGACGCGCGGCCGATGCGGTACGGGCAGGCTGGGCAGCCCGATATCATGGGCAGCGTGACAGTGAACGGTGTGGCTGTGGCGCTTGGCATCGAGGTCAAGACGCCCACGGGTCGTGTGGCGCCCGTGCAGCTGGCGTGGCTACGTGCGCACGCGAGGCTGGGGTGGAGGTGTGGTGTGGCGCGCTCGGTTGACGATGCGCTGGCTATCGTAGCCGGGCGAGGCGCACCGTGCTGAGCGAGGCTATCGTCGTAGCTGCTGCGCTGCTGGGCGACGCCGAGGCGCGTCGGCTGGCGCCCGAGGACGTGCGGGACCCTGCGTTGCGCGCGGTGCAGCGCGCGGTGCTGTCGACGCCCGAGCCGGTGGACGTGGGGCTCGTCGCCCAAGCGCTGCCTGGACGCCTGGGGCCGCGGCACGAGACGCCCGTGGAGTACCTCGGTCGCCTGATGTCGACGGCGCCTGCGTCGTCGCAGCTGGCCACGCACGTGGCGCTGGTCCGGGAGGGGGCGGCGCGGCGTCGCGTGGCTGACCGGCTGCGCAGCGACGCGGCGACGCTTGGCGAGGCCGAGCTCGGCGACTGGGCCGAGCGCCACGTGCGAGGCGTGGTCGAGGCCGCCGCGGTCCCAGGTGCGGGGTGGGAGACAGTGACTGGCGCGCCGCTGGCCGAGCCTGTGCCGCCCGTGCCCTGGCTCTGCGAGCCGATGCAGCTGGCGCCTGGGAGGCCGATTATCCTCGCTGCCTACGGGGGCTCCGGCAAGACGTGGCTGGCCTGTGAACTGGCGCTGGCGCTGGCGACGGGGCGTCGCGAGGTGCTCGGTGGCGCGTGGCGCCTGGCCGCCTCCTGCCCCGTGCTGCACCTCAACTACGAGATGCCGCACACGACGCTGATGGCCCGCTACCAGCGCCTGGCGCAGGGCACTGGCGCGGACCTGGCGAGCGCGGAGTTGCACCTGGCGTCGCGAGGGCAGCTGGGCGGCGACACGCTGACGACGCCCACGTTCGCCTCGACGCTCACGGACACGGTGCGCCGCACAGGCGCCGGGCTCGTCGTGATCGACTCTCTCCGAGCCGCGACGGCCGGGATCGACGAGAACTCTTCGGACGCCCGCAAGTGCCTCGACCTGCTGCTCGGGGTCTCCGACGCAACTGGAACGACAGTGCTGGTGATCCACCACGAAGGCAAGCCACCGACGCAGGGCCAGCGCGAGACTGTCCACCGTCTCCGTGGCAGCTCGGCCCTCGTCGACGCCTGCGACGCCACCTGGCACCTGCGAGCGCAGGATGGCGCCCTGGTGCTCGAGCCAGGCAAGACCTCGCGCGGCGGGCGCCCGGAGCCAGTGACAGTGTCCCTCGTCGACGGCGCGCACGGCGCCATCGCGTGGTCGTACCGCTGCCCCGAGGAGGAGGCCCAGCGCGCCAGCGCCGACGCAGACCGCCGCGAGCGGGAGGCCCTCGACCGGATTGCCGAATCGATCCTCCGGGCCCTCGTTCGCCACGGCCCCCTCACCGCCACCGAGATCACTGACGGCACGCGGCACGGCATCGTCGGGCGGCGCACCGTCCGCCGCGACGCGCTCAGGCGCATGCTGGCCGACGGCGCAATCGTGCAAGGCGAGGGCGGCCCTCGCGGGGCCAAGGTTTACCGCAGCGCGTTAAGGTCCGCGGGTCCCGACCGGTCCCGACCGGTCCGGCGCGTCAATCCGGACCCCGGTCCGCGGGTCCCGGCCCCTTGTAAGAGGGGCCGGACCGGGACCGGTCCTGGCTACAATGTAAGGGGACCGGATACAATGTGGGACAATGTAGGTGCGGCGAGTGTAGGCAAAGATGCTACCGGTCTGCGAGACCGCGTCGATTCCCCCTTGCACGCTGTCCCGACAGCGCGCATAGTGCTCTCACCGGCGCCGCAGTGGGGCCGGGGAGGAGAATTCACGATGACTACGATGACGAGGGACCGCGCGCGCCACGCCGCGGAGGCCGCGGAGGCACGAATCGAGGCCGCGTGGGGGGCGGCCGGTCTCCCCTGGGACGGGGAGACGCGGAGGCGCTTCGGCCTCGACCGCGCGGCAGCGCGGGCGGCCCGGCTCGAGGCCCGGTGGGCCCTCGGGCTCCAGGACGGGCGGACCGACATGGCCGCCCTCGCGGAGGCGCGGGCGTGGACCGCCCTCGCGGACCGCCTGGCGGACCGCTGGGGGGTGCGGTCGTGACGCTGGTGCGCGCTCGCGCGGCGGCGGTGGTGGGGGCGGCGGCCGCTGAGTCGGCGCGGGGGTGGGCGATCCAGGTCGCCCACCCGGGCGACCACGTGGACCCCGTGGCAGCGCAGGCCGCCTCGGACCGCGTCGCTAGGCGGTACGCCGACGCGCTCGAGGCGCTCGGCGACGCCGAGCTGGACCTCGAGACCGCCCTCGAGCACGCGCTCGAGGCGCTCGAGGGTGCGGCACGCGTCTCGTACGCATGGGGTGACCACTCGTGCGAGAGCAGGGCGCATGGCCGGTGGCGCGCGTGGGCGTTCGACACCGGCGCCGACACCGCGCGGAAGCTGCCGTCGTGTCGCGGGCGTGTGCTCCAGGAGGCGCAGCCGTGAGCGGCGGCAGCTACGACTACCTCTACTGCAAGGTAGAGGATATGGCCGACCGCATCGGCAAGTTCAGCAACACGCCCGAGCGCAAGCGCTTCTCCGAGCACCTGCGGCGCGTCGCGAAGGCGATGTACGCGATCGAGTGGGTCGACTCGTGCGACTGGGGCAAGGGCGACGAGAACGCGGCGATCCGTGCGGTGTTCGACCCGGCCGAGAACGTCGCGATCGACATCGCCGCCGCCGAGAGCAGGATGATCGAGGCGCACCGCCGCGCACGCGACCTCTCGGACATGGAAGACAACGCGCTCGACCAGCGCCTCCGGTCCCGGCTCGGCATGGCGATGACGCGAGCGTACGCGGAAACGTCGCGACTCGGCGAGGAGTGGCTCGCGCTCGTCGAAGCGCGCGACGCGAAGGGCGGTGGAGCGTGAGCGCTCCGATCGGGCACGCGTTCCGGCCCGGCAGCGTCGAGCATGGTCACGAGCGGCAGTGCAGCGTGACGGCGCCAGATGGGCTGCGGCACTGCGGTTACCCGCCGGAGGTTCACGAGGATCCGACGAAGATCGTGCGCTTCCGGTCGAGCGGCATCCGCACCTTCAGGATCGGCTCGGTCGAGGTCACCGTCGCGCACAGCACGAGCAGGCGCACCGAGGAGGGCACCGACGAGGACGCGCTCGTCGGCCAGGTCGCAGAGTGGTGCCGCGACTCCGTGACGCAGTTCGCGCGGGCCGACGCGACAGCGAGGCACAACGCGGCGAAGTGGGAATCGACGAAAGCGGACCTCTTCGCGAAGATCGATCGGCTCCAGGCGCAGCTCCACGCCGAACGGGAGCGGCATCCCGAGCGCCCGCACGGGCACTGCCGCGACACGCGGCGAGAGGAGAGATAGGCATGACGATGAAGGACCTCCGCGGCGCGTGCCTGCGGGTCGCCGAGCTCGCCGGGGCGGACCTCCGCGACGCGTGCCTCCGCGACGCGGACCTCGCGTGCGCCGACCTCACTCGCGCCGACCTCGCTGGCGCGGACCTCCGGTGTGCGGACCTCCGGGGCGCCCTCCTCGAGGGCGCTGACCTCCGGGGCGCCGACCTGCGGTACGCGGACTTGCGCGACGCGGACTTGCGCGACGCGGTCATGGCGGGCGCCGACCTGCGGTACGCGTGCCTGCGGATCGCGGACCTCCGGGGCGCCAACCTCGACGGCGCGGACCTCGAGGGCGCCGACCTGCGCGGGGCGTTGCAGTGACGTCGGGACCGAACATCCCGAACGCGCAGCGACGGCGGCGCCAGGTGACGGTGACGCTGTCGCCGGAGGAGCTCGCGGCGCTCGACGAGGTGGCGGCGGCGCGCGGGACCACGCGGTCGGGGGCGGTCGGTCAGCTCGCTGTAGAGGCCTGTGGTAAGACGCCCCGGTGACGCCGGGAGAGATAGCCGACGAGGTCGCGGAGCTGGCGCGCGAGACGGGGCGCGCGCCCAGCGCCGAGGCGCTCGCTGCGCGGTACGGCCTTGGCGTTCCCGCGGCGCGGCGCGTGCTCGTGTTGGTGTCGACGCGGTGGCGGCCGCCGCCGTCGCCGTCGCCGCGCCTGGTGCCGACAGAGGCGGACGTCGACGCGGTGGCGCCACCGCCTGGCACCGTGCTCGACGGCACGGTGACGCAGCTCGTGACGAGCGGCCTCGGGCTGTGCCCGAGCGTCGGGCAGCGGCTGATTCTCGACGTGGCGGACGGGCGGGTCCCCGAGGCGGCGGCGACCGTGGCGGACGGGGTGACGACGGTCGAGGCTGGGGGTGCCACGCTGCGGTCGCGGGAGCGGCTGGGTGTGCCGGCGCGACAAATCTGCGTGGTGGCCGGGATCAGAGGCGGCAAGACGACGCTGGCGGCAGCGGCGGCTGTGGCGGGAGCGCTGCGGGCCGATCTGGGTGCGTTGCGCGCGGGCGAGAGCGCGGCGGGGCTGATCGTGGCGCCGCACGCCGACTCGGCGGCTGAGACGTATCGTGTCCTGCGCGAACTGTGCGAGGGCTACGACCTGTTGCGGCCGCTGTTGGTAGGCCAACCCAAGGCCGGGTCACTGACGCTGCGGCGGCCGAGTGACGAGCGCGACGTCGAGTTGCGCGTGGTCGCAGCGGGCAAGGGTGGACTGACGCTGCGCAGTCGGTGGCTTACGGGTGTAGTGTTGGATGAGGCGGCGTTCTTTGAGTCGTCGACGACGGCCGCTGTCACTGACCGCGCGCAGCTCGACGCGGTCAGGCACCGCGTGGTCAGTGGCGCTGCGATCTGGCTGATCTCTTCGCCGTACGCGGCCAAGGGGCTGCTGCACGAGATCTGGCGGACGACGCAGGCTGGGTGGCACGTGGTTCACGCGCCGAGCGCCGCGCTCAACCCTGGCTACTGGACGCCGTCGCGGGTCGAGCGGGCCGAGAGAGACGACTACGACAGCGCACAGCGGGAGGTGTTGGCGCGGTTCGTCGACGCAGCCAGCGGCCTGTTCTCGAGAGAGAGTGTCGCGCGCGCGTGTGCGATGCCTCGCGAGCCGGTCGAGAGGGGCAGGCGCTACGTGTGTGCGATGGACCCGGCGAGCCGGGTCAACCCGTGGACGGCCGCGGTGGCGAGCCGGACGGTCACTGGGTGGGCAGTGCACAGTGTGAGGCAGTGGGTACCGCGAGGGGGCGACCTCGACCCGACTGAGGTACTCGGCGACCTGGCGGCGTGGCTGCGCCCGTACGGGGTGACGACAGTGTTGACGGACCAGTACGGCTACGGGCCGACAGCGGCGCTGGCGAGGCAGCACGGGCTGACGCTGTCGCTGCGCACGACGACTGACCGAACGAAGGCAGAGAGTCACGGGTGGCTGCGCAAGCGGCTCGAGGCCGGCGAGGTGGCGCTGCCGGACGACGAGGACTTGCGCGGCGACCTGGCAGACGTCCAGCGTGTGTACACTGGCGGCGGGCGGACGCGGATCGAGTATCAGCGGCGCGGGCCGCGGCACGCGGACTACGTCGCTTCGGTGACGCTGGCGCTGCACGAGCTGGCATCGGCGCCTGCGCGTGCGGCGGCGCCCGACGATGAGGTTGACGACGAGCCTGGGTTGCATCGGTGGCACGCACCAGCGTCGGCGCCGTGGGCGCGCTGACCCAGCAGTACGCCCACGGCTTGCGAGAGAGAGGTCCCGTACGCGTCGGCGAGGCGCTGTAGCGCGGCGCGCTCCGACGCGGACAGGGACAGGTTGATGTTCCACCGCTGCCGCGGACGGGGCACCGCGGCGGCGTGGACGACGCCGACGACGCCCAGCACCATGTAGCCGTCTCCGGACGCGGTGGCGCGCGCGGCGGCCGCGCCGAACCTGGCGCGCAGCGCTGCCGCGACGGCCTGCGCCTCGCAGTCGCCGCGGTGTCCGCGTGAGTAGAGCACCCTGTCGCCTCGTGTGATCGTGACTCGGTAGTTCATGCGCAGGAGCATGCGCTAGGCGCCGGCGCAGATCAAGGGCGGACATTGACAGGCTCGGCTGACCGGGGCCAAGGTCTGCCGCGTGACCCGGATCGAGCGGCGCGTGCGGGACCTGGCGGCAGCGATGCGCGCTGTAGGTGCCGGGCGCGCGGTGTTGGACGGGCTGGAGCTGGACCTGCGCGAGCCGCCGCTGCGACTGGTTGCGATCTCGGCGCCTGCGCCTGCGCAGGACGTGGCAGAGGCAGAGGCCGCGCGGGACCGTGTGCGGTACGCGGCGGGAGCTGGTGAGCGGCGGCGCCTGCCGCTCGGAGGCGGGCTGTGAGCCACTGGTGGACCGACGGCGGGGCCTCGCTGTGGAGTGAGGTGGTTGAGCTGTCGGGGCGGCTCGCGTGGCGGCGGCGGCGCTGGGAGGATGCGCTGAGCATGCGCGAGGCCGAAACGGTGCGACAACTGACGCCGGGGCGCATGGGCGAGCGGGACTGGGCGCTTGACGATTGGGCGCCACTGAGTGTCAACGTGGTCGAGACGATCTGCGAGACGCTGCATGCGCGGCTGACGTCGTCTCAAGTTCGGCCGATGTTCGTGACCAGTGGTGGTGGGTACGAGGCGCGACGGCGCACGGAGCGAGCGGCGGCGTTCATGGACGGCGTTTTCTACGGCGCCGGCGTGCACACTGACGTGGCGCCGGACGTGTGTGACGACGCGATCGGGTTCGGGACCGGCATCGCGTACGCGTGGGTCGAGGGCGGGCGCGTGCGCGTCGAGCGTGTGCGTCCGTGGGAGCTGCTCGTAGACGAGGTGGACGGGCACGCGAGGGCGCCTCGGGCGATGTACCGTGTCAGGTACGTTGACAGAGACGTGGCGCTGGCGAGGTGGCCTGACGCAGCGGAGTTGATCGCGCGGGCGCCAGCGCCGAGCGGCGAGTGGGCGGTGTACGACAGGACGCTCGCAGACGTGATCCTGGTGGTCGAGGCGTGGCGGTTGCGCAGCGGTGAGGATGCTGGTGACGGGCTGCGAGTGATCGCGCTCGAGAACGGAGAGATCGCTCGCGAGCCGTGGGAGCACGACAGGTTCCCGTTCGCTGTGATGAGGTACCGGCGCGCCAAGAGTGGTTGGTACGGGCGCGGGGTGCCAGAGCAGATCGAGGGGCTGCAGGTCGAGATCAACGAGACGCTGCTGAATATCCGCGAGTGTCACAGGCAGAGCACACTGCGAGTGTTCGTCGAGCGCGGCTCGAGAGTGAACAAGCAGCACCTGACCAACCAGGCTGGCAGCATCGTAGAGTACGAGGGGACGCCGCCCACGTTTGCGAACGTGCAGACAGTGAGCCAGGAGATGTACAACTGGGTCGAGGTGCAGACGCGGCGCGCGTTCGAGCGGTGCGGCGTCTCGCAACTGGCGGCTCAGGCGCAGCTGCCAGCTGGGCTGCGCAACGCGTCTGGCCGGGCGCTGCGCACGTACATCAACGAGAGCGACTCGCGGTTCGTGTTGCAACTGCGAGAGTACGAAGAGTTCCACGTCGACCTGGCGCGGTGTGTGGTGCTGGCGCTGTCGGAGAGCGCCAACGTCACTGTCAGCGTCACGCAGCGAGGGAAGCTGTCGGAGGTGTCCTGGCGCGACGTGATGCTGTCGGAGCCGTACGTATTGCAGGTGCTGCCTGCGTCTCTGTTGCCGACGACGGCAGCGGGACGGCTTGAGAGCGTGCAAGACCTCGTGTCGAGCGGGATGGCCGAGGCGCTTGGGTTGGACGCGGCGAGCATCCAGCGGCTGCTCGATCTGCCTGACTTGGCGAGCGAGGGGCTGACGGCGGCGAGGGACGCTGTCGACAGTGTCATCGAGGGCATGCTCGACAGCGGCGAGGTGGCGACGCCTGACAGCACACTGGACCTGTCGCTGTGTGTGCGGCAGGGGGTGCGCTGGTACCAGCGGCTGCGCGGAGACGGCGAGGACGTGAACAGCGACAGGCTCGCGATGCTGCGAGACTGGATAGATCAGTCGGTGGCTCTACAGGGGCCACCGCCGGGGACAGAGGAGGAGCAGGCGGCATGAGTTACGAGGCAGTGACGGAGGCGGAGGCGGCGCCCGAGGCCGAGGCAGTGACGGAGGCGGAGGCGGCGCCCGAGGCGGAGGCAGTGACGGAGGCGGAGGCGGCGCCCGAGGCGGAGGCGGAGGCGGCGCCGCGCCCGCGGGCGATGGCACGCAAGGCTGAGCGCGACGCGATCAACGCGCGTAAGCGGCTCGCGGCGGCAGAGGCGAAGGAGGCGGCGCTCGCCGACAAGCTGTCGCGCCTCGAGCAACTCGAGTCGTTCGCCGAGTCGCTGCGCAGCGCGAGCCCGCTCGAGCGAGCTCGGCTCGCGGAGATCGATATCGGTGAGGTGGCGAGGCTGACGCTCGAGAGCGACTCGCCGGAGGCTCGGCAGCGGGCTATCGTGGCTGAGGAGCTGGCGGCGCGGGAGAAGCGAGCGGAGGAGCAGAGGTCGCACGCGATGCGCGCGCGGCAGGAGGCGACAGAGGCTGACTTCGCGCGCGAGGCCGAGCGGCACGCAGTGGTGCGCGCGCTGTTGGCTGCCGACGACGACGACGGAGAGCCTCTGCTCTCGTCGCGCGAGCTGCTGGCGCAAGGGTACCGGCTGGCGGCGCGGATCAACGCGCGGCTCGCGGCCGAGGGCTCGCACCGGGTCGCGAGCAACACAGAGATTCTGGACGCGATCGGGGCGAAGTACACTCGCCGGTTCGCGCGCCCTGAGTCGGCGTCTGTGCCGACGAGAACCAAGCCCGTCAGTGGCAGCGTGGTTGCGTCGCGTGGTGCGACGCGCCCGGCGCCGCGGACGATGCACGAGATCAACGCACGCATGATGGAGCTGATGAATGGCAACGATTGACATTGCGGCGATCCAGGGGAACCTGAAGATCGTCTACGCTGAGGCCATGGAGGTGTTGGGATACACCGACCGGCCTCTGTTCGGGATGCTCCCGAAGGTGACCACCTTCGAGGGCAAGAACTACACGTTCGCTGTGCAGAACGCCAACACGCAGGGGCGCAGCGCAGACTTCGGGAAGGCTGGCACCAACAGCAACGCGAACACGTACAACGACTTCGCAGTCACGCGTCGGCGCAACTACGGTCGCTTCGCGCTGTCTGGCGAGGTGCTCGCGAGCGCGAAGGGGAAGGGGGCGTTCGTCGACGAGATCACGTCGACGATCAACGGGTGCATCGAGAACTTCTCGAACGACGTCGCCGGCAACCTGTACCGTAGCGGCAGCGGGTCGCGCGGTGTCGTGGCGGCGTTCCCTGCCGCGACCACGTTGCAGCTCGCGAGCCCGACCGACGCTGCCATGTTCGACGTCGGCATGGAGCTCCAGGCGAGCGCAACCGATGGCGGCGGCGCGGTGCTCGCGGGCACCGCAACAGTGACTGGCATCGACCGCGAGAACGGCATCCTGACCACGGACGGCGCGGGCTGGGTCGCCCAGATCCCGGCGCTCGTCGTGGGCAACTACCTCTTCGCTGACGGTGACTACGACCTCAAGATCCAGGGGCTCAAGGACTGGATCCCGGCGAGCACCGCTGGCCTCGCAGCGCCGTTCAACGGCGTCGTGCGCAGCACGGATCCCGTGCGGCTCGCTGGGCAGAGGTTCTCTGGCGGTGGCGCTCCGATCGAGGAGACGATCAACAACGCCGTCGGCAAGGCGATGCAGCAGGGCGCGATGAAATTCGACAGCCTGTTCATGTCGCCGATCGACATGCAAGCGCTGGTGAACGCGCTGACCAACAGGATCCGCGAGCCGCGCCCTGCGACTGGCAAAGCGTCGGGATCCAAGGGTGCCGTCGCCGACGTCGGCTACGAGGGCGTCTCGGTGACGACGCCCATGGGCAAGACCGTCAAGGTGTTCGCGGATCCGTGGTGCCCGCAGGGCACCGGGTACCTGCTGACGTTGTCGAGCTGGGAGTTGCGCTCGACGGCGAAGGTCCCGGACTTCCTCGACTTCGACAAGGCTGGGCAGATCCTGCGAGTGAACAACGAGGACGCCTACGAGGGCAGGATCGGGTGCTACGCGAACCTGCTCTGCAAGCGCCCCTTCGAGAACATGGTGATCACGTGGTGACGCCCGCGATCATCGCGCCCGTCCTGAGCTGCACGGCGTCGCGCGTGGCGCTGCACACTGTCGGGGTGTCGCAGAACGATGCGCTGCCCGCGCAGCCCAAGGCGAACTCGATCCGCGGCGACATCCTGCCCTTCGTCGACAGGGTGGCGGCTGGCAAGTACCGGTTCAAGAAGACCGCCTTCTTGAACGAATACTCTATCCCGCTCAGTTTGGTCTTCTCTGGCACTACCGGATCTGGTCCGGTGACGCTGGTGTTCGACAAGCAGAGCGGCGGTGGGGCCAGCGAGATCTACGTGTGGGCCTACGACGCCGCGGGCGCCGCGTACGACCTGGTGCAGGGCGAGGGGTTCTTCCTCACGATCACTGTGAGGGACTCGTGAAGCCCGGCATGGGGGCGCTCGTGATCGAACTCGGCAAGCGCAAGCGCTCCGAGCCCGAGCACGACGACAGCGACAGCGACGAGCACGACGCGATCTACCGGTTCGCCGAGGCCCTCGGGCTCAAGCGCGAGGACGTGGACGCGGAGGCCGCGGCGGATGCGCTCGCCGACTGGCGCGCCTGCTACGAGACGGAGGGCGACGACCAGTGACAGCAGTCGCGCGCAGCTGGCTCGTCGACCGGATCAGGGAACGGGCTGGGATGGAACTCGGCCCGTACCCTGTGACTGGCAGGTTCATCGAGCAGAACGAACTCAAGCTCATGGTCGATGAGTCAGCGCGCGCGCTGTACGATCTGATGATCGTCAACCTCGGCAAGCCTTACTTTCACTCGCAATACGCGGCGTCGACGGTGGTCGGTGGCGAGTTCATCGTGCTGCCGGCGAACATGTACCAGTTGACCAACGTCTTCGCCGCGTTCAGCGGGACGGTGTTCGCCGTCTCCGACTTCAACGCTGGCGAGGAGGCGGCGTTGCTGCAGCTGTCACTGACGGGTGGCTACACACCGTACCAGACGCGCTACTCGCTGTCAGGCGCGCAGAGCACGCCAGGCGTGGCGCCGACGCTGCCGACGCGGGCGCTGCGGCTGCTTCCTCTCCCCAACCAGGTCTTTACTGTGCGTGTGCACTACGTGCCAGCGTGCGTTCGCGCGGACGTCACGACCGACGACGTCTACTACGACGGCGTCAGTGGTTGGGAGGAGTGGATCATCTGGGATTGCGTAGCGAAGATGCTGGCCAAGCAAGAGAGCGATCCTGGCTTCGCGCTGGCGCAGCGGGCGGCCGTCGAGGCGCGCATCAGGGCGCTGGCCAGCAGCCTGGACAGGCTTTCGCCCGAGCGGGCGCAAGACTGGCAGAGTGAGCGCCGAGCGCTGGCCCGGTACCGCTACGGGCGCGTGCCGAGGAGCTGGCCGTGAGCGCGCCTGCTACGAGCGTCAGGCGGCTCGGGCAGGGGGTCGAGAGCACGTCGCTGGCGAACGATCTCGCCCCGGCCATGCGCAACATGCTCAACGGCGCGGTCATGGCTCGCGCCGAGTTCACCGCGTCGCCGCAGGCGATCACTGTCGTGCACCGGCTCGGCCGGGCACCGCGTGGCTGGCTTGTGAGCCGAGTGACCGGGGGCCCGTGGGGAGCGTACGAACTGTCGTCTGACGCACAGGTGATCGTGCTGCGCAACATCGGAGCGCCCGCGTACGCGGCAGACTTGGTGGTGTTCTGATGGCGCTCCTGCGGCAGGAGATCGAGATCCCGCTCGCGGGCGGACTGGCGCAACAGGTTGACCCGCGCGTCCTTGCCCCTGGCAAGTGGACCGCGGTGGACAACCTCCTGCCGGACCGGCAGGGTGTGCTGACGCGGCGGCCTGGCTACGCGGCGGTGTCACACGGTGGCTACCCGATGGGCGCCCCTGCTCTGCCTGACAGGGCAGAGGTGATCGACTCGCGGCTCGGAGAGGTCCTTGCCCACGCGAGGTGGCAGGGGCGCTCGGCGCTGTGGAGTTGGGCGCCGGACATCGAGGCGTGGGCCTACCGCGGGACCGAGGCGCCGTGCTCGCTGTCCTCGGCCGTAGTGAGCGGTAGCCGCGGCGGTGGGCTCTACCCACGCGTCGCTGTGGCAGACACTGGCGCGTCGGCATGGACGTGGGTTGTGAGTGAGACGGTCTTGGGGGGCGGACTGGGCGTCACCTCGAGACTGTTGTCGGAGTCGGGCGGCGCGCTGAGCACGGACGAGACGATCGTGTCGGCGCCGTCCCCCGGCCTCGTGGTCGACGACGTTCTCGCATGCGGCGACGATATCGTTCACCTGTACCAGGAGCAGGGCAACGACCTCTTGTCGCGCCGAACGGTGACGACGACAGGCGCGGTGTCTGCTCCCGTCGTGCTAGTGGCGGCTCCGTGGCGCTGGGCGGCGTCAGCGTACGACTCCTCGTCGTTCGTCGTGTGCGAGATCGTGTCCCCTGACACGATCGTGATCAGACGGTTCTCGGCTGCCGGTGTGCTGCTGTCGAGCGCGACGCAGGCGTTCCCAGGCGCAGGGTTCACTGCGATCGCAGTGCACGCTGTCCCCGGTGTCGGCGTGGCGGTGCTCCTCGAGAACGCTGTTCTCGGCGGCAACGTGCTCTTGTACCTGTTCGCCGACGTCACCTGGGTGTGGCAGTGGGGAGCGACAGAGTTCGCGCTGGCAGGCAACAGCGTCAGGGGCTTCGGCGTGCACCTCGATGCGGCCGGGACGCTCACTGCTGTGACAGAGGGCCCGTTCCCAGATGGCCCGTGGTACACACAGATCAGGACGCGCGACGTCGCGGGGGCGCCGCTCACGCTGGCCGGGCTGACGAACACCGAGTGCCTGACGCAGCCGTTTCGAGAGGCAGGGGTGGGCTACGTGCCCGTCATCGCCGTCCCGAGCGGGCCGGCGCTGTCACCAGTACCGCCGCACCGAACAGGTGGCGCCGCGTGTCTCGTCGACGACGGAGGGGCGCTGTGCGCCGTGCTCTCTCGGGACGGTGCGAGCGGGACAGCGTCTCTGTTCGCGGTCGGCGGCACGCTGGCGCGCCCGGCGCGGAGAGCCGACGGAGAGTATGCCGTCGCGCTGTCCGAGCTGGCCGGGTCGCCGCTTGTGGCGAACGGGCACTACGACAGCGTCGTCGGATCGAAGGCGCTCTCGTTCGCGCAGCGGCAGAGCGCGTTGCGTGTCGGCGCAGAGCAGCGCGAGGCGCTGACGCACAGCGGTGGCTTCGCCAGCTGGTACGACAGCGTGGCGTGCACAGAGATCGGTTTCACGAACGTCCCGCTGATGGTCGAGGGGACACCGTCCGCTACCGGTGGGCACATCAGTGGCGGTACGTACCTGTACCAGTTCGTGTGGGAGTGGTACGACGAGAACGGCCTGCGCCACAGCAGCGGACCGTCGCTGCCGGCTACGGTGACGGTGCCACCTGGCACGACGGGCAGCGTGGTGTTCAAGTTCGACTCGATCTCGTTGACGCGCAAGAACTCGGCGCTCGTCGGCGCCCAGCGCGACATCACGCTTGCGGCGTTTCGCACGACCGCTGGCAACGCGAGCCCGTTCTATCGCCTGACGCCGCACCGCGGATCACAAGACACACTGACGCTGAACGCCCCGGCGCTGAGCACGATCACGTTCACGGATACGATCGCGGACGGGGCACTCGCTGGGCCTCTCCCGCTGGCCCTCGGCTTTATCTACACCGAGGGCGGCGTGGTACCAAACGAGACGCCGCCGGCTCCGAGGGCTGTGCTGAGCGCGAAGAACAGGCTGTGGATCGCGACCGGACGCGAACTGTGGTACTCGAAGCCCATTGTCCAGGGCGAGGGGCCTGGGTTCTCTAGCGAGTTCGTTCTTTACCTGGACGACTCGAACGATGACATTGTCGCGCTCGCCGAGCTGGACGACAAGGTCGTCGTGTTTACGGCTGACAGGATCTACTACGTGGCAGGCGACGGCCCCAACGCGGCAGGCGGTGGCGGCGGCTTCATTGGTCCGATCAGGGTGCCGACGGACGGAGGGTGTGCCGACGCGCGCAGCGTGGCGACGACGACAGAGGGCGTGTTGTTCTGGTGCGGTTCCGCGCTGTGGCGGTTGACGCGCGGGCTACAGATCGAGCCCGTTGGCGACCCTGTGCTGGACACCGTCCAGGGTTCGGTCGGTGTGATCACGAAGCTCGACGTCGACGCACAGCGGGCCTACGTGCTGTGCGAGTCGGCGTTCGGGGCGAGGTTCGCGATCCTCGACTACCGCTACGGGCAGTGGGTCACGCAAACGAACTACGGGTTCGCTGGTGACCCGCCAGCGCCGGCGCCGACGCGGATCTACGGGCACCACTGGCACAACGGGACTCACTGGGTTGTGACGCCGTCCGCGGTGGCCCGACGCGGTGGGGTCGACACGGACCTCGGCGCGACGTTCGTTGCGACGTTGCAGACGCCGTGGGTACACGTAGCAGGCGTCAACGGCTACCAGCGGTGCTGGGATGTTGGGATCACGGGGCGTCGTCTTGGGGGGCACTGGTACACCGTGGCGGTGCACACTGACTACGACGACGCGACGGCGCGGCAGGTGGCAACGTACGACCTGACCGCGGCGCTGGGCGCGCCTGTGGACCGGGTGTCTCTGCACATGCGCTCGCAGCTGTGTTCGGCCGTGCGCGTGACGCTGAGTGACGCTGGAACGCCGGCGCCTGGCGCAGTGTGGGATATCGCGGGAGTGACACTCGGGATCGGGGTCAAGGGCGGAAACGCGCGGTTGCCCGCGCAGAACAAGGCAGGGTAGCGGCATGGGTTTGTTGGGCACTGGGCTAGGAGCTGGGATCGGGCTCATTGCTGGCGGTCCGGCGGGCGCGGCGATTGGAGCTGGGCTTGGCGGGCTTGCAGAGGACACCATCTTCGGCGGAGGCGCGCCGAGCGCTGCTGTGAACCCCGGCGCGCAAGTGGCGTACGAGGGGACGTCGACGGACTACGACAGCTCGCGGCAGGCGGCCGACCAGCGGACCGCCCCGTTGGCTGTCTACACGCAGGCCGATCAAGACCGCACCATGGGCATGCAGGCGCGGCAAGACCAGCTGCTTGAGCTCGAGCGCCTGCGCGCGACAGCGCGCGGCGAGGGGCCGAGCGCGGCGGCAGAGCAGATGATGCAGGGCCAACAGATCGCAGCGGCAAACGCGGCGAACCTGGCAGCGCAGGCGCGGGGCACCGCGGGGCAGGCGGCGTCGACGCGGCAGGCGATCCTGGCACAGGCGCAGGGAGGGCAGAGCGCGGCGCGCGACGCGGCGATCATCCGGCAACAGGAGGCGCTCGCGGCACAACAGGCAGCCACGCAACTGACTAGCAGCATGCGGGCACAGGCTGGACAGGAACGAGGGATCTCGACGCAGCAGGCGCAGTTCCAGGCGCAGCAACAGCTGGCGTCGAGGCAGGCGAACGACAGCCGGAGCTTGGCGCTGCTGCAGGCCCAGATCGACGAAGCGAAGGCGAAGGCTGGCGTGGCGAGCGCGAACGAGCAGCGCGGGCTCGACGCGCGGATGGCACAGATGCAGGCCGAGCAGGGCGCCTACCAGGCGAAGCGCGACCGCGACCTGCAGCTCGGCACGTCGCTGATCTCCGCTGGCGGCTCGATGGCAGCGTCGGCAGCGTCGAGCAAGGGTGACGGCGACAAGCCAAAGCCCAACCCCAACACCAACGCTGGCGGGGGCGCGCCCGCGTGGCAGCCCTCGAACGGTCAAAACGATGCCTGAATTTCGCATGTTCGACGAGGCCGGCAACCCTGTTGTTGTGCCTCCTCCCGAGGCCCCGCCGCAACCTGCTGGCCCGCTCATGTCGATTGACCCAGCTCAGTCGACGCAGCCTGCGCCGGCTTGGGCCAGCTCGCCTGTCGGGGCAAGCCAGTCGCTTGGCGACTTCGCTCGTGCTCGGATCCCCAAGCCACCGACGACGTCGGACGGCAAGCCGCTGACGACACTGTCGCAGCTGCAAGGCATGGGCGGCGCTGAGCCGTCGGCGCCTGCGCCGACCGTGCCCGCGGGTATCTCCGCGTACCAGGGCGACAGCGAGGCGCTGCGGACGCTCTACGACGCGGCGATCAAGCAGGAGGTGTCGAAGCGCCCGACGTACTACGCGCCTACGCCAGAGAAGCGACAGGACACTGGCGGGCAGCGGCAGCGAGTGATCGGCCCTGACCCTGCGATCATGGGACGAGCGCGCGAGATCCAAAGCGGGCCCCAGCGACTGGACAGGTTCGAGCAGCCTGAGTTGCGGTATTCGCCGCTCGACGTACTGAGCGTAGACACGCCGCCTCCCGAGGCGAAGACCGACAAGCAGAAGCTCGCGTGGGCGAAGCGCAAGGCAGACGAACTGACGGCGTCTGGAGTGTCGCTGTCGACGGCGCTCGCGACTGGCAAGATCGCTGACAGTGACACCTCGTGGCGACCCAACGGGTGGGATCGCATGAGCGGCGAGGAGCAGGAGGATCTCGAACGTGGTCCGCTCGCGACTGGCGCGCAGGCACGGAGGATGCGACTGATCGAGGAGATCGATGCACGCCACAAGCGTGCGGTCGACCAAGTGAGCGCGGAGAGCGAAGCTGCGCGCGCGCGGTACGACAGAGACGTAGAGTTGTACGGAGCAGAGGGGATCGCCGGCGCCGTCACTGCGCAGGCGCGGGCCGCGCAGCGCGCGGAGGATGCGGCCGTCGGGACCTTCGAGAAGAAGGCCGCTGCCGACCAGGCGTTCCTCACGGAGAAGGCTCGGCTGCTGGCGGAACAAGAGGAGGCGGGTCGGGCAACGCTGGCAGAGATCAACGCAGCGGCTGCCGACCTGAAGTCAGCCAAGATCGATCCCGGCGCGTTCTGGCAGAGCCGGACGACTAGCCAGAAGATCTCTCTCGCGCTGGCGAGCGGCATGGGCGCGTTCGCGGCGACGATGCGCGGCGGGAGGAACTTCGCGCAAGAGATAATCGACAAGGCCGTCGACGACGACGTCAAGGCTCAGATCGCGAACATCGACAAGAAGCGTGCGGATCTCACTGACGGGCAGAAGTTGTACAAGCAGATCCTCGACAAGACCGGCGACAAGATCGCAGCTGCGGACGCGCTGCGACTGGCGGCGCACAGCGCTGTCGACTCGCAGCTGGCAGAGGCGCAGCAGACGGCCAAGAGTGAGCAGGCGCTGTCGCGAGTGCAGGAGCTTCGAGGCCGGTACGAGCTCCAGCGGCTCGAGCAAGAGGCGGCGCTGTCGGAGCGGATGCGCGGCACCGAGGCGACGAGCTTCCGTGTCGACCCTGCGCGCGCTGGCGGCTACGGCGGCGGCCCGAACCTGGCCAAGATCATCGAGCTGCAGAAGGCGAAGGTCGCGGCGGCGCACGGCCAGGCCGTGGTCGACATGACCCTCGGCGATGCGGCGGCGAAGGCTGCGGCGAGGGCGCCACAAGAGCGCGCGGTGCTCGGTGGGCAGACGTACGATCTGACCAACGTGACGAGCGCCAGCGAGGGGGCGAAGGTGCGCGACAACCTGCGCGCAATCCAGGAGATGGACTACTGGCTTGACCGCGTCGAGGAGGCGCAAAAGAGCTTCGCCGGCAAGCACATCACGCAGGCGCAACTGGACAACGCTATCCAGCGATATTCTAGTTTCAAGTCCCAACAGGAGGGGCAAGGCGTTGTGCGCACCGAGGAGGCGAAGGCGACGCGCGACGCAATGAACGGGCTCGTTCGCGGCAAGGACGTGATCGCAGATCTCCGTCGGTCGCACGCGAGGTCGCGTGACTACATCCTGACGCAGTCGGGCGCTGTCCCGCGGAAGGTGCACAAGTAGTGGCCGACGCACAGCGCATGATCGCGCGTGACGGGAGTGAGGTGTACCTCACTCCCGAGGACGCGACGCGCGCGTACCGTGCGGGGTTGGCTGACTTCGCAGCTGGCGACAAGGCCGTCATCGCTGACGAGACTGGGGCACTGCACGAGGTGCCCGCTGCGGTGGCAGCAGAGCAGCTCGGCAAGTCGTTCTCGTCGGGGCTGTCGAGCGGGGCAGCGCTGGCGGCGCAACGGGAGGCTGCCGAATACGGGACGCTGGGCAAGCGGGTCGAAGCGTTCGGCGTTGGCGTGGCGGACCCTCTGACGCTTGGGTTCGGCAAGGGTCTAGCGGTCGACCTGTCGAGCGATCCGGCTGCGACGCGCGCGTACCTGGCAGCGCAGGAGCGGCACAATTCAGACGTGATGATGGCCGGCGAGGTGGCAGGCCTCGCGCTCCCGATGCTGCTCTCTGGCGGTGCGGCGGGGGCGGTGCGCGGGGCAGTCGGAGCCGCGGAGGGGGCTAGCACGCTGGGCCGGGGGGCCGAGATCCTCGGCACGATGGGGCGCGTCGCCAGCGCGCCCACGCGGGCGCTGGGCGCCGTCGCGGAGGGCGCCGGGGCGTTCACCAGGGGGGCGCTGGGAGAGGGCGTCCTAGGGCGCGCAGCGGGCGCTGCGGTGCGCGGCGCGGTCGAGACGGCGCCGTACTCAGTGGGCGAGGCGTACTCGCACGCGCGGATCACGGACCGCGAACTGACGGCCGAGCAGCTCGTCGCGGCGGCGGGGCAGGGGGCGCTCATGGGCGGGGCGCTCGGTGGCGGGCTGTCGCTGGCAGCGAGCGGCGCGGGGGCTGTGTTGCGTGGCGCAACGAACGCAGTGCTCAAGGGCGGCGAGCAGGCCACGGGAGCGGGGTCTGGCGGGCTTCGGGCGGCGGCAGAGAAGATCGGGATCAGTGTCCCGACGCTCGAGAAGATCGAGGCCGACCAGGTTGTCAAGGCACTTGCGGGGTCGAACGGGCGCAAGTTCGTTCGCGAGATCGAGTCGTGGTCGCCCGATCTGCGCAAGCGGCTGACCGACATCGTCCAGACTGACGTGCCCAAGGCGCTTGGCAGGGACAGCCTGATCGGGGCCACGCGGGCCGACATCGCAGAGGGGCTCAAGCGGGTCACCAAGTCGTACGGCAAAGAGTACGAGGCAGTGATCAAGGGCGTCGACGAGGCGGCCGAGGCGACTGGGCGCCCGCTGCTGGAGGTGCGCCCCGACTTGGCGAAGGTGGTCAACGCCGCGAGAGCGGAGGTGTTGACGCCGCTTCTCAAGGAGATCCCTGCCTGGAACAAGAGCAAGGCTCGTGAGGTGGTAGCGATCGTTCGCGGGCTCGACGACACTGTCAGGAGCGCCGAGCACGGGCTGTCGTTCGCCGAGGCGAACAAGCTCTCGCAGTCGCTGCGTGGATCGATCGTGACGAACCCTGCGAGAGTGGGCGGGTTCACGCTCGAAGAACGAGCGGTCAACAACGCCAAGATCGCTATCCGCGACATGATCGAGAGCGAGTTCACTCGCGCGGGGGAGGCTGTCGCTGGCGAGGCAGGCGCTGACCTGGCCGCTCGGTGGGCCGCGGCAAAAGCGAACTACAAGGCTGCGGTCAACGCGAAGCAACTAGCGGCAGAGGGCGCAGTCGCGGAGAGCAAGAACAACACTGTCGGGCTCGGGGCCATGCTGAGCGGAGGCACCGCGGCGAACGTCGGAGCCGGCGCTGGGATGGCGCTCGCGGGCGCGCCAGGGGCCGTTGTTGGCGGCGCTCTCGGAGGTCTGGTCGGGGCTGTGGGAGGCGTGGCGGTCAAGCGCCACGGCAACCAGGTGGCGGCGACGCTGGCGAGGCGGGCGATCGAGACTGACGCCGTCAGCGCAGTCAAGTCGATGGTGTACCGGGCGGCAGATCAGGTTGACAACGTGTCTGCCGTCGCGGCCAAGCTCGAGCGCACGACAGCTGGCAAGGTCGCTGACTTCGTCTCGAGCAAGACGCCGCGCGCGTCGCAAGTGATCGGCCTCGTGCAGCGTCAGCGCGGCGTGTCGGATCGCAACAAGCAGCGAGAGTACGAGGAGCGGCACCGTGCGCTGACGGCGTTCCGCACGGCGCCTGCGCCAGTGTTGGCGCGGACGGCTGCCGGCGTGCCCGAACCGCTGCGCCCTGGCGTCGAGGCGACGGCGACGCGCGGCGCTGAGTACCTGGCGAGCAAGGCGCCGACACCGATCGGAGGCAACCCGCTCGTTCCGCGCGCGGACCCTGGGCGTGTGGACCCTGCGCAGCGTGACCGGTGGCTGCGCGCGGCGCGAGCGGTCGACGAGCCGATGAGTGTGCTCGACGACCTGCGCGCAGGGCGCGTGACGCGCGAGGCGGTAGACGCAGTCAAGGCTGTCTATCCTCGCCTGTACGGGCAGATCACGGGGCGTGTGATGGCCGAGCTGGCGCAGCGCGACCGGCCACTGACGTACGCGCAAGCGGCGCAACTGAGCGTGCTGCTCGGCGTCCCCGCCGACGTGTCGCAGTCGCCGGCGTACATCGCAGCCGTGCAGGCCACGGCGCAAGCGATGCCTGCCCCCAAGCAAGCGTCGATCGAACTGAAGAACAGCGCACGTAGCGCGATGACAGGATCGCAGAAACTAGGAGAAGACGCATGAGCACGGCAGAACGACTCAACGCAAACGTGCGCGCGCCCCGTTGGGGCCGCGTGATCCTCACCTCCGTGCCCGCTGGCGGCACGCGCACCGTCGACCTGATGGACCCCGCAGTGATCCCGCCTGGCGAGCGCAGCGACTTCTGGCGTGGGCGCTACGTGCGAATCACTGCGAGCGCGCCGGTGACGTTCGCTGTGTCTAGCGCCGTCGGCGACGTGCTCGTCGTGACGCCTGTCGCGGGCGCGCCTGCGCTCGTCGCTGGCGCTGGCGTCCCGATCGCAGCGGGCGGCGCGCCCGAGGTGCTACTCGATGGCCCCGGCGCGGCGTGGCGGTGGCTTCAGTTCGCCAGCGCGGCCGGCGCGACGATCACGATCTCGGAGGCCAGCGAGCCGAGCCGAGGTGACCGGTGAGCTCGCGCGGGAACTTCTCCGCTCCGGGCGGCGGCGGTGGCGGCAGCGGGCCGAGCCCCGGTGGCGCGCCTCCCGAGGTCCGCGCAGTGTCGGACGACGGCGGGCTCGCCGACTACTCGCGCGCCGATCACACGCACCGCTCCGCGGTGACGTACCAGTCGCAGGTGGCGCCGGATCAGAACATCGTAGGCAACAGGTCCGCCGAGCAGAGCGCGACAGGCGCCGGGCTCGTCGGCGTCACCAATCTCGGCAACGACTCGACGGGGGCGGCAGCTGGCGTCACTGGTGACTACGCAACGCTCGTCGGCGGCGACGCGTGCTCCGCGACCGGGCAATACAGCACCGCGGTTGGCGGGCAGTCGTGCACTGCCAGCGCCAACAGCAGCGCGACGGTCGGAGGCGAGAACAACACGTGCGACGGCTACGCGAGTGCCATCGTCGGCGGCGACGGCAACACCATGACCGGTGGCGGCTCGTACGCCGGCATGTGCGGTGGCCGGTTCAACTCGGCGAGCGCGTCGTACGCCTCGATGCCTGGCGGCCTGCGCAACGCTGTTACTGCGCAGTCAGGCACTGCGATCGGGGTCAACGCCAAGGCGTATCTGGCAACGCAGGTCGCGCGGGCGAGCGGCGCCTACGCGGAGGGGCTCGGCAAGATCGGGACGCGGCAAGTGAGCGATCTCGTGCTGCGCGGCAACACGCCAGGCGCTGTCGCTGGGGAGGACACGAGGCTTGGGTACGGAGGCGACCTCGTGGCGCCGGGGACAGTGGCGTTCGTGACGCAAGCCAACGCGCAGATCACGTTCCGGCTCACCGTCGTCTGCGCAGTGACGGATGTCGGCCTGGCGGGCGAGGGCAGCGCGTGGGTCGTCGATGGCTGGGCCAGCGACGTGTCAGGCACACTGACGCTAAACAGCACGCAGACCACCTACGTCAACGCGTCGGCATCGTGCGGCGCGCACGACGTGGTTGTGAGCGTAGACGGCGCCAACGGGCTGCTGGTCACGTGCTCCGTCGGAGCCGGAGTGACGCAGGGCACGCGCTGGACGGCGGATCTGCACGTGGTCGAGGTGGCGCGGTCATGAACGACGTCGTGCCTGTGGCATCGCTGGCGCTGTCGGTGTTGACTGCGCTCTTGGGCGCGGCCGTCTCGTACGCTGTGCGGCACCGGGACGAGGAGACGTCGCGGCGACTGTCCGCGTGCGAGGCGATGGGCGCACGCGTGTCAGCGGTCGAGGTGCGCGTGTCGGTATCGGAGCGAGACGCTGTGCACGTGCAGGCGGACCTGCACGCGATCAAGCGTGACCTCGCGGAGCTGCTGCGGATCGTGCGAGGCGCGCCGTGATCTGGGTTGACCGCGTTGCGCTCGTGCTGACGGTGCTCGCTGTCGTCGTGTGCCCGCTGCTCTCGCGCCTGGCGCGGGCGCTGGGCTCGACGCGGTGGAGCAAGTTCTTCGCTGGCGCTGGGCTCGATCTCGGCAAGTGCCTTCGTGCGTTGCGGGGTGGCCAGTGAGACGCGCCGCTGCCGCGCTCGTCGCGCTGTGTGTGGCGTGCTCGCCGCGGGCGGCAGCGCGCAACGCCGAGGCGGGGTGTGGCGTGGCGCTCGCGCTGGTCGGCGCCGAGGACGTGCGCGTCGTGTGTCCCGCTGTCGGCGACCTGGCGGGGCTCATCGCCGAGCTCGAGGCCGCCGACGCGGAGGGGCGCGACGCGCTTGTGCGGCGCGGTGACACCGTCGTGCTCGTCGTGCCTCGCGCGTCGGTGCGGCGAGTGCTTGACGCGGTGCGGTCGCTGTGACCGAGCGCGACGGGTCGGCCGTGTTGCTCGTCGTCACGGTGCTGCTGGCAGCCGTGGCGCTGGCGGCGGCAGCGGCGTGGCGCTGGCGGCGCGGTGTCCCCGAGGTCGAGCCAGAGGCAGAGCCAGAGGTCGACGACGTCTGCGCTGTGTGCGGCTCCGCGGCGAGCTCGCCGTGGCCAGTCGTAGAGCGCGAGGACGGGCTAGCCGACTACGTGCGGCGGTCGCTGGGCGGGCCGGCGAGGTACCAGGTGGCAGACGGTCCCGGCGCGCTCGAGTTGTGTGCCCCGCACGCGGCGCTCGCTGGGCAGCTACTGCGCGTCGAGCTGTCGAGCGTCGAGCGCGACAGACACGCGGCGCTGCTGGCGGTCGAGGCGCGGCTCGCGGCGTTCGAGCGCGGCGGTCTGGCGAGGCGGATGGAGGAACTGACACGATGAGCGACGAAGCGATCCTGTTGGCAGAGGATGATCTCCCGAGTCTGTCCGACGTACGAGCGGCGCGCGTGCGTTGGGCACTGTCGCATGTGGGGCTGGACCCTGGCGACGCGGCCTACCTGGCCGCCGTCTACCCTCACGACCACCCGTCACGGAGGGCGGCTCTGGCGCGTCACCAGAGCGGCTGTGGCATCGTCGACGAGGCGGCCTGGGAGGCGGCCGGCGTGCGAGTGCCAGGCTACGAACTGGGCTACGACAGGCGCGGGGCAGGCGCGGGGCTGCCTCCGATCTCCGCTGTCGTCCAGATGGCCCAGCGCAGCGGCGCGTGGGTCGACCCTGTCACTGTCGGCGTCGTCCCGCTGCCGGGTGATGCGCTTGTGCTGGGGTGCGCCTCGTGCCCTGGAGTGTGGTCACGCGGCGACCTCGCGAGCGAGCACGTGGCGATCGTAGTTGCGACTAGACGCAGCTACAGCACTGACGCTTGCACGGTGCACAGTGTCGACGGCGGGCAGCCTGGCATCAGGCCGCGCTCGCGTTCGCTCGTGTGGTGTGGCCGCGAACTGTGGTCGGCGCCGACGGAGTACGCGATCGGTCCCGACGGCCGCCCTACGCGTGGTCGTCGCGTGCTCGGCTGGGCATCGGCGTAGACGCCCTCGCGGCGGGAGAGGAGGGCCGCCGCGAGAGCGGGCGTAGCATGTCACATGTGTGGAAATCTCCTACCAAAATGCGTCAACCTGTTGCAGGGACGCAACGTGCTGAGGTAGACGTTGCGCCGCGTCGGAGAGGCCGGCGCGAAAGGAGAGAGGATGACTCACGACAATCTGGCCGCGGCGTTGGCCGCGGCGCAGGCGGACGTCTCGCCGCTGGCGAAGGACGGGAGGAACGATCACCACCGCTATCGCTACACGACGAGCGAAGCGGTGATTGACGAAGCGCGCCGGGCGCTCGCGGCGCACGGCCTGGCGCTGCTCTGCGTCCGCGCGGAGCTCCACCACGAGGACGTGGTCGAGACGGCTGCGAGCGCGGACGGCGAGCTGCGCGAGCGGCCCGCGAGGCACTACACGCTCCGCGCCGTCTACGTCCTGGCGCACGGCTCGGAGCGCCTGGAGCTCACCAGCGAGACGCCGCTGGCCCCTGAGCGCGGGCGGCCGCTGGACAAGTCGGTCGCGGCCGCCAAGACGTACGACCTCGCGTACACGCTCCGCGCCGTGCTCCTGATCCCGCGGAGTGACGCGCTGGCGGCTGCCGCCGAGGTCGACCAGCGCGACGATCGCGAGGTGGACGTGGTCGCGGTGTTCGACGCGGCGGCGACGCGCGCCGCGTACGACTCGGCCGTTGCGCTCGCGGCGAGCGCGCTGGCCGGGGTTGGGGCCGACGACCCGCGGCGCGTTGAGGCGCGGGCGGCGATGCGGCGCGCACGGGAGCGCGTCCAGTGATCACGGCGCGCGTCGACGCGCTCGAGGCGCACACGGGCGAGGCGGTCCACCGCTACGGGCGGGTGTGGCACGACGGCGAGGCGTGGCGCGCTAGCTGGCGCGGGGTCACCGTGGCGCGCACGGCGACGCAGCGTGCCGCCCTCCGCGAGCTCGTCGCGGCGCTGCTCCGCACGGATGACGGCGACGCGCCGTGCGTCGAGTGCACCGCGGCGCCCGTCGCGCTCGTGTCCGGGCGCGACAGGTGCATCGAGTGCGAGGTGGCACCGTGAGGTGGTCGGCGAGCCGGCTGCCTCTGCTCACGTCGTGCGCCTACTCCGGGCGCGACGACGTGACGTCGCCTGACCTGCCGCCCGGCGAGGCGGCAGAGCGCGGGACCGCGCGCCACGCGGCGTTCGACGTGTGGCTGCGCGGGGACGACCACGACGGGCGCGGGTGTGCCTGGGGCGCGCCCGTCGTGGCGGTGCGCGAGCGGTTCCTCTCGGACGCGCGCGAGCGCTGGCCAGGGCTGTCCGAGTCGGAGACGGTGCGCGTGGTCGACGTCGAGACGGGGCACGTGCGGACGTCGCCGCACCGGCGGTCGCACGACGATCCGGACGCGCGGCCGAGCGAACTGCGCGTGATCGGCGACGCGTTCGGCGCCGGCGCCGGCGTCGTGGTCGACTGGAAAACAGGGCGTCCGCGCGACTACGGAGCCCAGCTCGACGCGCTCGCGTACGCGTACGGGGCGCGCACGGGGGCGCTCGCGTACGTCGACGACTACGGATCGATCTGGCACGTGACCGAGCGGACCTACGACGAGATCGATCACACGGAGACGCTGCGTCGGCTGCGCGCGTTGCTCGCGGACCCCGCGCCTCCCGCTGTCGCTGGGCCTCACTGCCGCGACAAATTCTGTCCGCTTGTCGGGCAGTGCCCGGCGACGCGACCGGCGCTCGACGCGGTCGGTGTGCCGTCGGTGACGCTGTCCCCGGAGACGGACGCGGAGGCGCGCGACCTGTACCTGGCGCGCGAGATCGCTCGCGAGTGGTACGTGCGCGCGGACGACGCGCTACGCCGCTACGTCGACGCGCACGGCGACGTGCCTCTCGCAGACGGGTCACGCTACGGCGTGACAGTCACGCGGCGGGAGACGATCACTCTCACACCCGAGGCGGCGGCGACGCTGCCTCCGGAGGCTCTCCGCGCGACGACGAGCAAGAGCGCGATCAACGCCGCGCTCGGCAAGGCCGCTGGCGCGGAGGCGCTGGCGCGCCTGGCAGAGGCCGGCTGCATCACTGTCACCGAGTCGCGCCGCTACGAGAGGCGGGCGCTGACAGCGCGGGCCTAGTGGCCTTGGGGCAGGTGCGATCCCTGCCCCGCGCACCGCGCCGACGGCGCGAAAGGAGAACACACACAATGAACATCGTCACCATCAGTGGCAGGATCGGGCGCGACGCCGAACGCAAGCAGGTCGGCTCGACGGAGAAGCTCCGCTTCAGCGTCGCGGTCAAGGAGCGGTACAAGGACCGCTCGGGGGAGCGCCAGGAGAAGACGCACTGGCTCGACGTCGACGTGTTCGGCGACGCATGGATCTCCTGGATCGGGCCCAAGCTGCTCAAGGGCGCCGAGGTCTGCGTCACGGGCGAGCTGCGCGTCAACAAGTCGGAGGACGGCCGGGTGTGGACGTCGATCTTCGCGCGCGAGATCGTCGTCGCCGGCCCCTCGCCGAGGGGAGAGGATGTCGAGCCCTTCTGACTGGCACGTGGTCGGCAAGCCTGACGTGACAGTCGTGCGTGTGTGGCGCTCCGGCGCCGGGACGCTGTGCGAGCTCGAGCGCTACGGGACGTACCGCGTGCTCGACGGAGGCCACCTCGCGACCCGCGGCGGCAAGCCCACGGGCTGGCGGATCGAGCGTGACGCCTGAACAAATCGCATCACTGGGCGACCGGTGGTCACGCGTCACTGTGTGGCGCTGGCTCACCGGCCGCTCGGTGCCGTCGCTTGCGACGGCGCTCGAGATCGAGCGCCTGACTGGTATCCCCCCTCACCGATGGATCGATGATGAAAGTCTACGTGGCGAGTGCACTAACAAACAAGCGTGAGGCCCTGCGCCTCGTGTCGTGGTTGGTTGGCGTTGGGCGCGAGATCGTGTCGACGTGGCACGACACTGACGCGACGCCTGAGACCGAGGCGGGGCTGTCGCCGGAGGCGCAGGCTGCGGTCGCGTGGCGCGTGCTGCGCGAGGTCCAGGCGTGCGACGAGCTGTGGTGGCTGTACGGCGCGGCGGGGCGGCGATGCGGCGCGGCGCTGGAGTGCGGGTACGCGATGGCGCTTGGGCGGCGGGTGACGCTCGTGCCGGTGCGGCCGCACCTGCCGGTGCCTACGATCTTGGTCCACGGAGAGCGCACGCGCGTGCTCGAGAGGTGCCCGTCGTGACCACGATCAAGTCAACATCTGGAGTCGTCGTCTACACGCAAGAGAGGGACAAACATGGCAGTTGGCTGGCGACGAATGGCTTTTTGCCGCCATCGACGACGGCGGGGCACCACGGCACCGCGACGGCGGGTGA